GACCTGTAGTATTCTTCGCGTACTTGACTGGGAACTTCAGTCTTTCTCCGTTCCACTTTGATGCTTTCGTAAGGATTCGAGTTGCTAGAACATTACTGTTCAAGATAGTGTCGACTACTTTCGGAAGTAGTTTAGATTGAGTAGTTGTTGTTACTCTATTTCCAAATGCTGCCATAAATGTTTATTTTTAAATTGTTTATAAACTGCCCCAAGATCTATTGCGTAACTCCGCTGGAGTCATATAGTTCTTTTTAACAGGTTCACCCTTTGTCGTTGCGGTAGTTTTGTCAGCTAACTCTTTACGCGCATCGGACTTAGCACTGTCTGGTTTCCCCTCCAATGCTTCGTAGATACCGATACCTTTCTTAAAGTCCAGGTTATTATTGGCATCAGTCGGGCTGTAGTCGAGCATGGTCTTAATGAGCTTGTTACGATCAAACTGGTGGCCATCTGCCTCTAGTTGTGCTATTTCGCTATCTACCCACTTATTCCACTTCGTGTCTTCAGCCACTTGTTGCTGAGCTTTTTCCTGTTGTCTTGCTAGGATTCGGTTCTCTATTTCATCAGTCCTTGCTTGCTCGTGTTCGCTGTACTTCTGCCACGCTGTCTCATTCTCTCCATATAGTTCTGAGAACCAGTCTGGAATGTCTGATTTAGAGTTGTTGGTCTTTGACTCCTTAATCGTTTTGAGTTCCTCTAGTTCCCTAGCGGTAGCCTCATTACTTTCTCGTAAGTCGCTTAACTCGTTCTCTCTTTCGATCCAACGAGGATGCTTATGAAAAGGTAGGTTGTCTTCGTCCTCCTTATCTTCAGCCTTTGCCTCTTCTACTTTTTCGGGTGCCGATTCCGGTGGTGTAGTATCCAATGTCTCAAAAGGGTTTTCCCCCTCTCTTTTAACGTCCGACAATATCTCGTCCAAGCTTTCTTTTTCCATAAATTTACGCAGACTTTATTTCTATTGCCCTAGGTCGAGAAAGGGCATAACTATTATTAAACTTGTTTCTTCTCCAACGCCTTACGCTGAGCAGCTTTCATCATTGCTCTTGCCCGGAATAAAGGGTCGGACTCATTTCCTTTGTCTTTGACACCGGCTTTATCAGCATCATTGACCATCTTGTACGCTTCGTATGTTCGTTGCTGACCTTTTTTCCCCATTTCATACTTAGCTTGCTTAACTAAGCCACCAGTATTATCAACTACACGTTTGCCAAAACCATGTAGGGCTTCAAGGGCTTTGTTTTTAGTATTTTTCATCATTTTTTTATTTGTTTACTAGCTTGTATTTGCTCTAGCTTTTGATTGTGTCCGGTCTGAACTCCCTCCACTTGTTGCTCCTGGGCTATCTCCATCTGCGTCTGTTCTATCTGCTGGTCAATAGCTTGCTGTTGCATCTGCTGGGCTTGTAGGTCCGGGAAGAGTGCCACTGGGTCACTCATCCATAGATACAAGTTCTTAGCTGACTCTCTAGGATTCGGAAACTCTAGTCGGTCAAAGAATGATATTGGGTCAATACCGTTCTGCGCCCACAGTTCTAATGCCTCACCACGCTGACTAGCTGGGTCTTTAGGGATCATTGATCCTTCTTTGACTCCGATAGACAGGTCTGAGGTAAAATCACTGTTGACTAATGAGATGTATTCCTTTGATCGCTCCACCCCTAGCACCGCTGCTGAGTGTGGTTCATCATAGTAAACATACATAAGCTGGACAAACCAGTTATAAGTTTGGTCTGAGAACTGTTCTAGGAAGGTAGAGATACCGCCTCCGATACGGTCTGTATCTTGCCCCTTGATGATTTGCTTACCTCCCACAGTGTCCTCTCCTATAGTTCCTTGAGGTGTAGAGCCTCTCGTACCAAAGATATTTCTGATTTCATTACGATAATCAATCAGTGATTCATACACGAACGTAGGTAGAGCTGTACCATTAAGCTCGACTACTGCCTCTCTAGCTGATCCAGTTGGCACCCAGATAACACCACCATTACGCTTAGCCTTAGCCGCCTTAGCAGCTTGAGCTTCAGTAAATGAGTCACCCGATACAGCTAGTCCACCGTTAGCATTGTCTGCATTTTTATCAATTTGTGATAATCGCTTGTTTACAAGGTCCTGTAGTCCGATGTTTTGCTGCACCAAGTTAGTATCATCAAACGGTTGTACGCCTAGATTGAAGATAGATAGGAAAACATACGGCTTCTTTCGATTCTTAAAGTGGTTCTTACCCGGCTGTGTTGTGTCTGGTAGCTGAGTTCCAAATTCATCTAGTTGTCCAGGTACAGCAGACTCATAGTTCCAGTGTGGGTTTTTATTCTTACCAAGTACTTCATCTTCGCAAGTCCAGAAAACATAATCATCAGTAGTCCACATGATGTATTGAAGTTTTGTCCCCATCTTAACCTTGACTTTATCTTCGATGTAGTCTTTCTTTTCTGGAAAACGCTCTACGAGGATAGAAGCCATGTCACTTAAGGTTTCACCGATGTAATAACCAGTGTATTCTCCCTTCTCGATAGTCGCTGAAGGGTCTAGGATTAGCTTCTGTGGTCGTACTGGTAGACAAGTGATGTCATTTTCTTTCATTGACCAGCCTACTTTCAACACCCCAAGCATGTATAGCGCCCAAAATCGGGCCACTTGCTTGAGTTGTAGGTTGTACTGTAAGCGATCCGCATTGTACGTGATCATTTTACGCACCTTATCAGCTAGGGCATTACCCTCTTCTGTGTTGTCTGATTCAACTAATGGATCAGCTTTAGGTCGTGTAGCAATCGGTAGGAAGGTTTCCAGTGATTCAAAGATAAGATTATCGACTGTATCTTTATCAGTAGTCTTAGCTTGATGACCTAGCCAGTAGTTCTCATTCTCTTTTTGCATCTTACTGATAGTCGGCTCGTAGATAGCCCACTGTTTCATCCAGTCACGCTTTAGTTCAATTAGTTCTTCATCTGTCATCTCTAGTGAGAGTTCAGGGAGTAAGGTACCAACAGCTTCAGCCTCAGGTGTACCCACCTTGTTTATATCTGCACTTAATGATCTAAACCCATCTAGTAACCCCATGTGATATTTTTTATATTAAAAAAGACACCAACAAAATTGTTGATGCCCTTCTGTGATTCAGATTGGACCGGCGCTCTTGACATTATTATACCATACTTATAAAAGATGCAAGCCCACTAATACAGGTTTTCCCCTTTTGAATAGTTTAAAGTTACAGTCTATATCTGTTATCGCTCCACTACTATCAAAGTTAATAGTCGCTAGACCGTTACGAATACCAAACAGCCCACTATCTTTTAGCAATACAAACGTGTCGTAGTTCTCTTGGAAGACCACAAACAGTTCAGCGTCTTCTTTTGTTATTTCTAGGCTAATCATTGTCATCAGGTTCAGGCATAATAAATTTTGGTTTCCAATGCACTGTATCATCCGGTAACACTGGACTTGAGTACTGCAAGTCTGACAGCTCTCCAGTGAATATCTTACCACCGTCATTACTGAATTTATCCATGCCAACTCTCCAATATAAAGTGGCATGGGCGAAGTGATCCATCCCATTACTTGTCTCCCAGACGCTCTGTGGCACTCCAAGCGTGTCCATTGTAGTTACCTTGTACAAGGTAGCAAAGTGCGATTCAAACTCTCTCCAGTCATCCTGTGTCCCCTGAAGCGGTATCTTGCTGTTAGCTAGATCATCAATAACCATCTGCAAACCTCTATTCCGATCTACTGTGACGTTGCCAGCTTCATCTCCCTTGCCCCATCTAATAATCTGATAAGTCTTTCTATCTCGCGCATAGTGACATAAGAACACACGGCCAGGGAACTCTTCTCGCAGTTTCCGTGGCTCTGTAAGGTCCGGTAGTGCATCTATGACTGCTATAGATCGCTTGTATTCGCGTAAGTAACCTCTGATTGTGTCCCATGTTGGTGTGATTCCAGCATAGAATATTCCGTTTTTATTCCCCAAGACGTAATGTTTCTTAAGTCCCGAGTCGCAACCGATGACAACTCTATCCTGTTTATTGACTTGCGGCGTGCAATTCCGATAGATGATATCAGGAGTAACCTGGTTACCCTCACCCACATAAGGAAGACCCAGTACAAAGTTTGCAAAGTATTCGGCTGATTTCGTTTCATGGTAGTTAATTATTTCTTTAGCTGTGATCCAGGGTGCCATTAGTAGGCTGATCCAGTAACCACTAAACTCTTTATTTTTAAACTTACTGATCCACCTACCGACTCGTCTCTCTTCTTTTGTTAATTCTTTTCCACAATGTTTGCAGACAAAAACTTGTTTAACATGGTCAATGCTTGATGGCCAGTCCAAGTACTGCTCCCGATTGCAACCGTGACACTGAATGAACCAGTGCTTCTGGTCGGACTTATTCCAATAACGGCTGACTCCGTTCCCCTCGACACTTGGATTTGAGAAATGCCACTCCCATTTTTTATTACTATGTTGTAGTCGTGAGGCGTACTGCTGGATAATTTCTTGCTTGCTCCGGTCCTCTTCATCATTGATGATAAGATCCGCAGATATACCAAGCGCAGCCCTCTCAGTCCACGATGGACGATAATAAATAAGGTTATCACCAAATTGTTTTTGCTCGACTGAATCTTTTTCTTTTGCATACTCAGCTATTATAGGATTATTTGCTAACATTCTCCCGATCTTACCTCCAATGATTTCTCTAATATCTCCACTCGTAGGCATAGTGTAGATAATATCCATCTTCTGTGTCTTACATAACCAGATACTTTTAAGCAAGGCCATAGTGGTGAAGCCAATTTGAGCCGCCTTGTAGCAAACTAGCTTAGGAGAATTGTCTGCATAAATATCAAACAAGTATAAGTGATCCTTAAAGTCTAACGGAACACCGCCCTCATTCTTGATGCGATGTTTCTGTATCCAGGCGTGTATTGATAAATTTTCAAGTTCCATCTATAAATTTTTGTTTTAACTTCTGTTCAAATTCTTCTCTGATGCTATCTAATTGAGAATTGTCTGTATTATCAAGCCCTACGTTGACATTTAAGGCTAGTGATTTTTCCGCCGCGTATGATCCCTTGAGTTTGTAGGCACTGTCGAGGTATTTATGACGCACTGCATAATCAGGGATTGTCTGTATATTGCCTTCAATATCTGATACTTCTCTCCCGGCTTCCAGTCCTTCGAGATGAACACGCTCGATAAGGTCATCGGGTATACGATCCGCAAGAGTTTTTTGCTCTACTGCTATAGCTGCGATCACGCTAGGCTTCGCTAGGTTTTCAGCCCCTATATTATTTGCGACATTTCTATTCTTTACATCATAATTTCTCTCTGCTGATTCTGTAGCATTATCTGTCTTCACATAGTCCTTAACAAAACCTTTTTGTTTTCTAGTAAGTCCCTTTGGCATATAAATATATAACCGTTAACAAGGGAATAACAATAAAAATCACAAAGAACATTATAATTGCTGCCTCTCTAGGTTTTAGGTTTTCCATAATATTTTTGAAACACTTTAGCTGTGGCTCCTTTCGGTTGCGCGGTATCCCGGCTGTGTTCTTTTAGATAAGACTTATTATCCATTCTCCCCTTACTGTCTGTCTTAGTAACCAACTTCTTCTTACACTCAGAGCAAACCTCAGTGACCGAGCGACTGTCGTTCTTCACTATTACATAATCGTGTTTATGCATCTAGGATAGCTAATACATCTTCTTCTTTAATAAAAGAGACATCATCAGCTCCGAGCTTAATCGTATCAGTGCTGTAGCTCTTGAACAATATCCTATCTTTTGCTTTTAACTTAACACACTCATCTCCAACTGCAATCACTGTAGCCTCTTCTAGCTTTCCATCTTCGTCAGGAGCTAAGTGAATACCTGAACTAGTAACTAATTCTTTTTTCTTTATCTCTATCAGCACTTGATTAAATAACGGAATCATATTTATTCTTCTAAGTTTTTAAGCCAATCTTCAAAGTCTTCTCCGTCAGGGTCAATAATATTTCCTTTTGATTTTAGCTTTGATCCAGTTTGATTGATGGTCCGAGTGATAGCTACTTCATTTTTCTTAAACAAAATAGCAATAAATATACACAAGGTAATTCCAGTGATAATACCTAATGCGTACATCATAGCAATTCCATTACTGGCTTAGGCTTCACGATGTATTCCACCTCCAGGCGAGCTGCTGGTACGATCCTCATGTTGTGCTTCTTATTCACAGCCTCTATGTCAGCCGCGTAGGCTTTTATGTCTGACTCTTCTTTAGTTTCTGGTACTGCATCCATACTTTAATTGGTTATGCTTATATGAAATTATTATAACACATTTTATCCCCTTTTAGCACCTGTGGAAAACTTTTACAGCCCTATTGACTTATAGCTGTTTATATTGTGATGACAAGTGACAACTTTTTTCAACTCCAGCGGCTATACGTAATACTACTATTATTATTATTATTATTATTATTATATATAAAAAGATGTCATCTTGTCACCAATTCATCTCCTAGCCTTACTATAAGCCATATAATCGGTGACAACTTTACCCTAAAGTTGTCATAATTTGTCACCTTTTGCCCTAAAGTTGTCATTTTTAGCCCTTTTTGGCCCAAAATACAAAAAAACAGCCCTATTGACTTAGGGCTGTTTATATTGTGATGACAACTTTGCCTGTCAATTTTGAAATAAAGTTGTCACCAATTCATGTCATATGTCGTCTGAATCTTAGCAAGATTTGTCACGAAATTATGTCCAGATTTTAGCTTCAAACCAGTGTACCCGCGACACTTCCTAGTCCTACCTTTAGCAATCTTAGAAAATTCACTCAACCTATTAGCTAACAGTTTCTTATTAAACGATTGAATTGACAGCCCCTCATTGTACTTCTTAGGAAATTCAGCCACATAAGCCGCCCGCATTTCTTCAAAAGAGTATCTCACCTCATCATCATTAACTGGGTCAAAATGGTCACTCAAAAAAGCACTAAAATCATCAGAGCTAAGATTATATTCATTCTTACGGTCCAGCTCATTCTCAATAACACTTAATTTACCCATCTTATTATAATCAGATAAGCCTTCAAGCATACGATTGAGTACACCAGATAACTCATTGGCAATAATATTTAGTTTTATATGTCCGTCTTTTATACCCTCATCTTGGAACGATCTTGGAAATAATATATGTCGATAGCGTCTATTCATCCCAGCTGGTATATGATCCGGCATCTCATTAAGACACATGACCAGCTTTAGTTTGTTTGTCACAAAGGTCTTTTTCTGGATTGTTTTACGTTCCACCCTGATTGTTGGCTGGGTGATTAAATTTTGGAAAGCTTCATTGATATTACTGGTCTTAGGATTAGCTTCATCAATAAAACAGAGTGTCTTATCAGCTAATTCATCACCGTTAAATTCACTATCACCACCAACACGCTTCAAGCTGGTAGCCACGGCCTTGTCACCAAGTACTTTCATCCAGATCTCAGGAACCATAGATTTACCAGAACCGGGACGGCCTTCAAAAATTAGCATCTCTTCAGCTTCAATCGTAGAAGTTAAAAC